GTGACGCATTTTTTTATTGCCCTTTTTTCAGGGGGTTATGTGTTTTGCAATTTTAGTCTTGGCACGGAAATAATATTCTTGGACACTTCTTGGACACTTTTTTTAATTTCTTGTTTTGTTATGATTTTTCTTATCCGTTCACTATTCAGGTTTATTACTTCTTGTGTACGTTTTACACCCTGGTTTAGATAGTTGTTCAGCACTACATTTGTTGTATTTCCGAGTACATCTTTTATTGTTGATGCTTCCACTCCGTTTTGTTCGAGATTGGCTGCAGTTGTATGCCTGAATATGTGGTATCCTACTCCGAGTTTTTTAACCCCGGCTTTTTTTAAAATATTATTCAATTTTTTATAGCGATTGGTATATTTTGTACCTGTTTTGGGATTTGTAAAGACATACTCCGAGAGTCTTGGAAGGTGGTACAACGCTTCTTGCAATTCTTTTGACAAGGGCAAGCGCAAATCTTTTCCATTTTTCCGTTCAAGAAAATCAACGTAACCGTATTGGAATAAATTTGATGATTCAAGATGTACATTAGACCATAGGAGATTGTGTACTTCGCTTTTTCTAGGGCCCACTATATCCAGTAATAGAATCATCACATAAAAGCAAAAATCCTCTTTTGCTTCTTTAAAAATCAAGGATTCCTGTTGCGGGGTAATCGGTTTTTTGGGGCTATTCACCACTTTTAACTGATCGCCAAGAGCGTCGCAAGGATTTTCGTCAATGACTTTCAATATTTTTTTCATATAACTGAACAAACCTTTTATGCTATTCATTTCACGGTTGATTGTTGAGTTAGAAACGTATCGGCCTGTCCACTTTTCGCCTTCTTTTGTACGATAGATAACTTTATCCTTTTGGCGTTTACTCATATATCTTATAAAATCAATTGTTTCTATATCTGAAACCTTAATTTGTGCACAGGCAATGTCAAAGTTACCTTTATAGTAGTATTCTGCCAAAAAGTTAATAAAATACATACAATATTTTTCTATCAAATCTGTTCTGCTTTTTTCCAGGATTTTACAGTATTGGATATATTCTTTTAAGCAATCATATAAAAGTGCCGTATTTTTGTGCAAATAAACATCACAAACAGGGCCGCCATTTACAATGTATTGAGACATTGCAAGTTTGGCTTCCTCTTTATCCTGTGCATTTCTGATTGTTCCGTCTTCAAGTCTTATTTTGGCAGTAATGTGGGGGCGTGACTTTTCACCTGTTTTTGGATTTTTAAAGGTGAATCTCAATTCGTAATTTTTTGTGTCAGTATTAAAATAGATACCTTTATCAACTCTTTTTAACATTTTTCTTCCTCATGCTGCATCTATAGCTTTTTTGTGCATATCAAAATACCATTTAAAAAATTTAAACTTGTTCCATTTATAATGTTCTTTTTTGTTTATTTTAGGTTCATAGAGCCCGTCAAACTCGCCGTTATCAATTTTTTTGCGAAGATTTGAAGTTGACGAGATATTGAGCTCTTTCATGATATCTTTATTGTCCAGATAAATTTTGTTCTCGTATTGTTTTAGTTTGTTTTGAATTTTTTCTCTCAACTCTTCTTCAAATATTTTATTAATATCCATGGCTTACCTCCAATTTTTAAAATAACTTCATGACTTTTTGTAACAAAAAGCGGGCTGTTTATACCCGCTTGAGATGCTAATCTATCCAGTTTTGCATATTTTTTGTTGATTTCTTTTTTAATATCCCGGATATAAAAGCTTGTGTGTTGATTCTTCTTGATACTGTTGCCATTATTCTTCTCCTTTCGCCTTGCGGATGGTTTTGTAACTATAAATTTCTTTAAATTCATCTTTTGTGATTTTTTGTAAGAAATCCATTAATTTATCTGAAAGTGGCATTTTTTGTATAAAGCGACCTTCAATAAAACAATCTTTTTCTAAAAATTGACTATAAAACATAATCTTTTTTTCAATATTTATCATTGTTTGGATATGGATATCGTTAGGCTCATTTTTGGAAACTAGCGAAATAAAACTATTATTTTTTGTGTTTAATTTATAAAATTCAATTTCAACCTGCAAACTCATTAGTAAATTCCCGATTCTTTGTTTTGCTTCATTTTCAGTGACTTTTTTCCTTAGTATTTTTTGAAAGTTATAAACTCTTGTCATTCTTCTCCTTTCGCCTTGCGGATGATGTCGAGGATATCATCGCAAATAACCAGAGTTGAACCTGCGTACTTAATGTGTGTTTTATCTAATGTTACAATCTTCTCAATCTCATCAAGGGCTTGCTTGTAACGGCTATTTTCAATCATTATCTGTTCGTTAGTTGTCATTGTTTACCTCCTTTATTTCAACTCTTGGATCAAGGAAATAATATCCGCTGCCGCTGTTTATAAATTTGTTCATAAAGCACCAAATGACAGCTTGGATTTCAAAGGGATAGCGTTTTACTAAGCTTTTTGAATCCCCGTTTGATGATGTCAACCATATCTCGTAATTCTTCATTACAACTCGCTTTCTAGCCATTGTTTAAAACATTCATAAGATATACAGTATTTAGTCCTCTTACAAAATCCTCTCTAATCACTTAAAAAATTATCAATAGCTTCTGAAATATTATCTAAGGTCTTTCCCGCTTCTCTGGGGATTTTTTCTGTTATTATTTCAGGAACATCTTCAAAAACTATTTTTCCTACAAATTCAAAAATATCCATTATTCCTCCAAAATCCTCTTTACTTCTGCTTTGTCGAGTTTGTTAACTTTTAAAAGCTCAAAAATAACAATGGCAATAAGGTCTTCAAAGCTTTTTTTAGACACGTAGAACCTTCCATAGAAACCTGCCATCTGTGTTACCTGTAATGCGTAAATATCATAAGGTTGTGTATAATGAAAACCTAAGGGTATCTCTCCTATCAGCTTAATCAGCTCCAGCTGCTTGGCGGGGGTGAAGGGTGGGTATTTCTTTTCCCAAAAATCAGATTTTTTAAAATCTTCAAAATTTTCAGGGATACTTTCCGCCTCTTCATCCTCCATCCAATAATCTGAACATTGCAAATGAAATCCCCAATTCTCCCATAGTTTTTTCACCGTTTTTTCTGAAACTTCCTGGAAGTTACAATCAAGGTCTCCTACATTTACTTCCATATAGAACCTTGGTTTCACTCCCGCCGCTTTCATCATTTGTTCTATATGGTTAGTCATTTTTAGCCTCAATTCTTAAATCCTTACAAAATGTTCTTTTTTGAGTTTGAAATGGGTTATTAAAATCGCGGATAGAAACGTCAAACATTGGAGATTGTAAATTCTCTGTCGCTAAATCTTTATCCACTACATATAATCGCCCTTCGTAAATTTTTTTGTCATCACAAAAAACACTGCCTACTGATTTATCGAATCTTTTGTCAATCTTAAAATTCACTATTATCAACAAAAATGGACTAATGACAATTAGCAAAAAAATAATAATTACATCTTTACCCATACACCCACTCTGCCTCTCTGATTGATAGTTCTTTAGCCATCCTACACCCCGCTATTAATCATCTTAATAAGACGTTCTTTGCCTATGCGCTCAATGGCTTTATCTTTGAAGGTAGGGTCTAAACAATAGATTGTGCCTTGATTTTGATGGACTTCAACATAAGAGCTTGATAACTCATTAATAGTTCTACTGATATAAAGGTAGTATTTGTCTTGTATGCGGTTATTCCAATCCACAGCCACATCGCCATTCAATTCTTCCGCTAACGCTCTTAGCTCTGCTTTTGTTTTGAGGTTTTCAGACTGTTCTTTGGCTTCTTGTTCGGTTTTAAAGCAGTTGCCTTGAGAATATAGATAATTGTCCTCATGAACATTATTCCACGAGAAGTTGCATACACTGCCAAATAAGCCTATAAAATAATACTCTTCACCACAATCAGGCTTCCACCTCTTGCCTTTCTTCTGGTTTTTCAGCTTCTCAATTTCTTTGCCGAGTTCTTCGTATTTTTGTTCTAGTTCTTGTAATTTCATTTTTATCGTCCCTTATCGTTTTCATCATTAATACTCGTTTTATTAGTTTGTAAATCTTCGTTTCTTCCTGTTAGCCAGCTTGTGTAAAGCAATTAAGTCTTTTTCTGTCACATTTTTATAAATTTTTTCTGTACCCCTTTTAACGGTTTCAATGTGTGAAAAGCCGTAACCGCAAAGGTACATATCAATAGTCTTGTCAGTAACTCCGAGAATCTTCACCAGATGCTTTGCCGACAAGTCCTTCACCTGACCTGTGTTCATAAACTCCATTTCTCCATTTTTTTCTGCTAAATAAAAGCTGCCACCACTTTAAACCTCTATAGCCTTTGCAATTGTGAATAGTCTTCGCGATATCCTCATTCATTGACTGCGTTTTTCAAGCCCTCAAACTTGTACTCAATATAGCGCTTTGTTACGTTAACCACGTTGCCTTTTGAGTCAACAAGCTTTTTTGACTTCATTTTAGATTCTTCTGTGACTTTGGCAATCTTTTTGAAATCCCGCAAAACGCTGTAAGGACAGTTGCAGTTTGTGACCTTAACAATGTCCTTGTGGGTAAAGTACACGTGATTTTTCACCCAGTCTAAAAGCAACAGGTGATACGGTTTGTAAATTTCCATAATCCGATACTCCTCATTTCTCTTCTTTTCGTTGTTTCAATAGGTCTGTATATTTCATTCCTTTTTCTTTTAGCTGTTTACATAAACTTACCCACTCTTCGAAGTCTGTTTTTAAAACATGTGAAGCAAGGTAGGGTTCAACGCGGATCCCTTCTAAAACTAACAAATCATATACACAGCGGTGTACTCCATTGCTGGGGTTGAGTTCATTTTTATACTGCCAGTAAAGGAAGTTAGGAATAAATATTTTATTGTCTGACAGGAACATAAACTTTGTCGCAAAATTTTCTTGAATCTCTTTGAGAGTGTTTTTTCCTTTTGTGTGCCAGTTTACACTTTCTATATCAAGCTCCAAAATACCTGCGTGGTCGCATTTGCACAGGCAATAATCAAACACGCATTTTAAATCAGGTGATAAGTTTCTGAACCATGAATCATCATATTTATTGCTGTCGTAAAATCTTTTTGCCATAAATTTTTCCTTGTAAAAAAAGGGGGCGTACTGCATCATAAAACGCCCCTCGGATATATACTTCAATTTATAGAATGTTTTTAAAATAGATTAGTTTCTGCCTGTTCTTCTTTTGGCTTTTCTTTTTTGGCCGAGAGATTAACAGCCCATCCGGGCGAGTTTTCGTTTTTCCTTTCTTCCTGCGGTATTCTCCACAGATTTACAAAACAATTTTTTAAAAACGGATATTTTTCAAGAATGACCTCATCCAGTGCTACTGAAATGTAAGTCTGTCCGTCATCTGATGTTTTTGTCCAAGCGTTACCTATTTTCATTTAATTTCCTCCGTATTTTAGTCTGGTAGCCTCTGCCACTTCTCCTGACAGATTGTATTTAATAACCGATTGAATACCTGATATATGCGCCTGATAAGCTTTTAAAACCTCTTCAAGCCCTTTATACAAAGCCTGTGAACCATGAAACTGTTTTATGAGCATTGCTGCCTCATCTTTAAATTGTGTTTCTAATAATTTGGGTATTTTGTTATCAAACGAAGCCTTATCGCCTGCAAGCGAGGCTTTGTGTATCAATGTGATTAAGCCGTTTAGTGCTTGTGAATAATCAGCTCTGGCTTTTTTGTATTCAAAAGCCAGCTCTTTGAGTTCCTTTGCTGTTTTAATCAATTCTGTGCTGTAATCCTCTATGCTCATTAACTAATCTCCGTTATTGCTTTTCTGCGTGCGTTTATTGCTTTAATAAAATTACTTCGGCTAGAGACTTTGTTTATATATTGGTTAGAATAATCAGTTATCTCTTTTACGGTGTTCAAAGAATCAATGCCGGCAATAATGTCAAAATCATCATTGTTGGAGGGTTGCATTTCTTCTATTTTGTCTGTACCAACTAACGGGTCTAATGCTTCAGATTCCACAATTTCAAGAGCGTTCAAATACAAATATCTCTTTAAATAAGTATGAATGGCGCCAAGTGACTGTATTTCTGTACAGCCTTTAAGTTGTGCATTTGCCGTAGGAGTTTCAAAAGTTACAGTAGACTCTGATTCCGTATCGGTTATAACCAGTTGTGCTTTATCAATGAACAAATTAAATACAGAACATAGTCCAAATTCTTCAAATATTTTGTTAACTTCCGGCATAAAATCGCCCAGTTCAAAGTATGTGAAACCGCTATAGCTGTTTTTTCCGCTCTTTTTTAATTGTTTGCTCTGCAACAGAACACGTGCTTTAGAAAGCTTTTCATAAATATTCATCGTCTATGCTCCTAATTTAAACTCAAATACTTCTGATTCTTTTGTAATGTAGTATTTTTCAAATAAGGAAGGGTGCTCTTCTTTAAAAAGCGACTGGTCAAAAGCTGTACGCTGTTTTGTTTTTAAATAAAAATGACAGTGCCCGAGATTCATTTCATTGACATTGTTTTCTTTTAAAACGCCGATAAGCTTTATATCAAGCTGCTCTTTTTTCTTTTCAAGCTGCTTTAATTCGAACTTGTATCTTGCAATAGCATCTTTCAGCTCAATCATTTCATCTGTAAGCGTTGTTAACTCATTCGTCATATTTACTTCTCCTGTTGTATTCGTCTTTTACAGCCTGAATCATCTTTCCGTTTCGCGTTTCTACTGCGTCGCGCAAAATTTGAATTAACTCAAGCGGAGTCATCTCTGTTAGTTTCATTGTGTTTATCCCTTAAATTCCTGTGCGCAATAATTTTCAACCCTTCAAACATTTTGTTTTTGCATATGTCAGAGTCTTTTACAAAAAAACAATCACCTATACCACTAGCTGCACAATATAAACACAGGTCATTTTCAATCATTGCACCAGCTGCTATATCCAGCATTTCTAAAAGCATTTCGTTTTCTGTCAACTGTTCACTGACACTCATTATGCCCTCCTTATCAAATCGTATTTTTGGTTTAGATTTCCATTCTTGTATACTTCACGCATAAACTGTGCTGTTTTTTCCTTCGCTGTAAAAGGGTCTTGGGCTGCAAAGTTTTGATAAGCAACAATTCCAATTTTTTTTAATTTGCATTGTGTAAACAAGTCAATTTTCTTATTTCTTTTTTGTACAAGCTCAAGAATTGCAAATGGAGATAAAAAGACAAAGAAACCAAGCAAAATAATTGATTGCAGAAGGTAATCTTCAAGAATAAATGTATCCATTTTCTTTCTCCTTTTCTTTATCTTTATCTTTATCTTTTTCTTTATCCTTATCTTTTTCTTTATCCCCGCCCCCGCCCCGTCGCCGCCCCGTCAAAAGGTAACGTCCAAGATTAGGATTATTGGGTTAAAAACCTTTATTAGCGGGCTGTCACAACGATTCTTGCTCCTCGCGTTAAACGTGCCTTCGCTTCTTCACCTGCGTGAAGGCGCTACGCACTCCGCTGCGGTGCGCTGCGCAGCCCTGAAATAAAAGTTTTTAATGCCTTCCTTGCTGCATTCTGCCCGCCGCTGTACGAGATTTACGGGTCAGTGCCTTTTGATTTTTATACCGCTGAAATGCAAATCATCAGTCCGGTGATTTTAGACTCGCGGGTTGTCTCCCTGCGCCGATTGCTCGGAAATTGTGCTTGTAAGTTAATGAAATTTTTGTAGACCAAATTTTCATTGCAAAATAAAGGCACTATAAGTAAGCACCTTGCCTTCGCAGATGTTTTAAGTTAAAATTGTTTGGTAAACAATAAACAATGTATTCTTACTGATGTTAATGTACACTATATGATGAACATTGTCAAGCAGTATTTTTACATTACTTCATGTTTTATTGAAAAAATAGTATAAATCATGTAGATTGTAGGTATGTTAATGGCACTTTTAAAAGATGAATTAAAATCATATATTGTAAAAGCTGGCTTTTCTATGAGAAAGCTAGCAGACCAATTAACACAAAAAACTGGTAAATCAGTAACTGTACAAAATATTAGTAATAAATTCTCTAAAGAAACTATCCGATACAAAGAAGTCTTAGAAATTGCCGACGTCCTCGGCTACGAGATTATTTGGAAAGAGAAAAGTTAGCTTCTTTTTCTTCAAAGTATCTCGATATATAACATAGATTTAATGTCGATATTCTCAAGCAGTCTTCAAAAAGGCTTATATTGTAAAAATCATTATTTTCAAATTTTTCTATAAGTTTTTTTGCTATTTTTATTTCTTTTTTATAAAGATAAATTTCCTCTGTATCTTGTTCCGCAAATTCTTTTAGTAGTTTAACTTCTTCATTACTAAATGAATCCATCATTTCAAAAAATTGAGGTTTTACTTTATCAAAGTATTTGTTTATAATTTTTAATCCTATTGTATTTAAGTATGCTTTATCTTCAGAATAACTAATAAATTTTAAGCCTTTATGATTTATGCAATGCACATAAGTTTGTTGAGAATATTTTATAGTAACAGATGTTGTCTGATGATAGTAAAATTTTGTTAAAATTTCTTGCTCATCATAGTCGCAACTTTCCATTATCTCTAAATATTCGTTAATTTTTGCTTTAGCATCTTCTATCTCTTTTTCTTCTTTTTTCTTTTGTTCTTCATCCCTTATATTAATTGCTTTTTCTGCATCTTTTTTATCGCAATATTCATTGTACGCTTTAACAGGTATAGACATACAAGAAAATATCCATATACCGTATATTAACTGTAATAGAAAGCTGCCTTTAGCGGCTATTGAATAATGAAAAATGCACTTGTTTATTATAATTACGATTGTAGATAATACTAACAAAATCATAGTAACCCCCTTTCTCGGGATTTTAAATTGTGCTATGATAGTATCGCAAAAAGTTTTATAAAAATTTTCAAACATTTTAAAGCCCTTGTGTTGTTTTAGTTCTGCAAAACCATGATAACATAAGGGCTTTGACATGTTTTAGGGATGGGCGGAGTTTCCCCCGCCCAGGTTTGTTTACCAAATATAAAATGGTCTATTCAATTTTCAAAGAGCGATTGTAAATTTTGCATTACAAATAGACCCTTTATAGGAGTCTTTTTGTTGTGTTTTTGGTAAGATATTCTTACGGAATTAAATAAGGGGAGAGACGTTTAAGCGATTCTCTCCTTGTTTTGTTCTAACCATAGATTGAGAGCCTCAACAATTATATTGCTCCGGTTTTTGCCGTAGGCAACATAAGAGTTGATAGTTTCTAATAAATCTTTTGGAATAGTAAACGATATTGTTTCCATATAATTTCCTTTCGATATTGAAACAATATCATGTCACTACATAAAATGTCAACTTTTTTTTCTTCAAATTAGAGAACAAAAGTATTCAAAATAGGTAAAACTCATGAATTTTAATGAGCTTTTAGATACTTTACAAAAGTTAAAATCCGGTTATAAAATCAATCAAATGTCGATAGCAAATGTATTAGGTTTGTCCCGACAAACAATGGGCAAGCGTTTTCAAATTGGTACAGAAGTTACTGTTTCTGAGCTTCAAGAATTAGAAAAATTTTATGGTGTTTCATTATATAAAGAATCTACCCCTAACACCTACGAGCGCCAAAATGACGAAACAGTCTATGAGCGTTTATCTCAATTCGGCAAAAGGCTTCAAGAAATTCAAGACAAGCACAACTTTTTAAACCGAGAGATGGCACAGCTTTTAAAAATCAGTGAGCGACAATATGCTCAACTTAAAGTCGGCAAGATGGAGCCGACAATTAGCATTCTCAATGAGCTCAAAAGAAACTTTGTTGTTGACATTGACCGGTTGATGTATGGGGAATGATGTGTCGTTGGATTGGCTGGTTAAAGGGGAGTAGTTAATCAGATAATAGGCTTATTTAATATATCATCAATGTATTTTATAATCCTGTTTATTACAATTTGAGTTATTCCGTTACTACAGGGTAACATTACTTTTAATCTTTTTAGTGCTTCTTTTGATACTTGTTCTATTTTTATAGCTTTTTGCCTTTTGTCATATGTAAAAACTTTGTCAATGCAAATATAGCTATCGTGTGAAAGTAAAGAACAATCTTCTGGGGTTATTATTGGACTTACATTTTGTTTGCTAGCCTTTGAATTAATCAACAATACGCAACTATCATCAAAATATATTTGATATTTTTCTTTTTGATGATAAGTATCTTTTCTGTGTGCTAAATACATCTCCCCTGATTGTGGCTTCATTTTGTTTCCTATATCACCATTAAATGTGCATATTCTCTCAAAAATTCCAATTTCTCATCATCAATTTCATCAAAGAAATCCTCATACGGGATTGTTGCATTTTTGGACTTTGGTTCTCTTTCTCTAGTATTTATCCAGGCTTTGTCATTGTGAGTAAGCTCACTTAATTGAGTGCCCGAATATTGCGAATATTGGCACAATGCATAATCTAACGCTTCTATATCACTTTTGGAAAAATAAATAAGATTAGCTTCTCTCAAAGGTTTGATTTCATTCCCCTTTAGGATGTAATCAAGACAACTTGTTTTGATTTCGTCATATAATTCTGATAAAACAGGACCTTTAGGCATAGCCGTATAGTGTCCGCCTAAAATCGGACGGTCATATCTATTAAGATGATATTTGTCAGCATAAAAAAGAAACTTAAGTAATTGTAATTTGTCTATATTTGGTTTTTTGTTTGCCAAATATAAGACAGCTTCTCTTGCTTTTTCTTTATTAAAATTAAATTTAATCATACTCTTATTTTCGCATACTTTGATACAGTTTTGTAGCCCTACATAAGGACGATTTAACAATTTTTGACTAACTCTCTTCAATAAGAGAATAATACAAAGTAAGATTAATAACAAGATTGTAAACATTGAAGTATATACCATTTCGGACCACTACACCATACCATAATTTTTTTACCATATCGGGTAATAATTTTTGTTAAAAATCTATTGACAAATGCTCCCGGAATAAATTCCGGAAGCACTATTTTCTATTTCTCCAACTTTCCATTCTTTGTATCAATCTTCACATTGTGAATCTCTTCAAGACTCCTTGAGAGATTAAAATACCTGAAATGAATTTTGTCTCTGTTGGTGTTAATTTCCGTTAGCAATTCTTTGTTTGCTCTGACATTATAGTTGTAAACCTTTTTAATCTCTTTTTCTGTGCGCACTTGGCCATAACAAACTAAAATACATAAAATAACAATGGCTGCAAACACCCTGTTAACTTCGCTGCATAAAAACTCCTGGACTTCGGTCAACAACAACCCAATACTGTTTTTCATAACTTCCCTTTCTTTTGTAAACCCGACACTTCCTTATTATGCTTGCGCTGCCTGTAAAATAAAACCATTAATCAGGCGTTTTGGTTCTCTTTATAAATTTGTATCATGATTGGTTCAGTCAGCTTTTGAGCTATACCATATAGGTGGTACGTTTAATAAAACTTCATGAAGTAAAGTAAAAAATTGCAAGCACTTGTATCGCTTCGACATAAATATCTGCAATAATGCTAATATGGCAGCAGAGGTTTCTTTTTTTAGTGACATGAAGCATAAAACCCGCGCACAAAGCCCCTTTAAAAAACGTGTGCGCTACAAGATACCTACTTACAAAAAATCTGACAAAATAAATAAGAATATTCTGGATTACAGCGCAAACCAGAGGCATATTTTCAGGTACAAAACGCTGCAATGTATTTATTGCGAAGTTGCTTTTCTCGTACTTCACGGGCAGCGCAGGCTCCCTGTCGGTGATGTGAGGCTTTATAAAGACGGACTTGTTGTACATTTTGAAACAGACTACGGTGTTTATAGCTTTGATTATCAGGCAGAAATCGACGGCACACAAACTATGCCCGTAGGCGAAAGGCTTAGAATACATGTAAAGCTGTTAAGGCTTTTAAGGCAAGGATACAAAGTCAAAAAGGCGGTGAGGTTATGTCACAAGCCGTTAAAGTAAGCAAAAATAACGGTAAATTCCAAAAAGGACAAAAAAGACCGGAGAATGCAGGGCGTAAAAAGGGTACTCCTAACAAGCGCACTGCAGAGATTGTTGAACGCCTAAAAGGGGTTGATATCGTAGGTGAATTACTCGAAATCGCACGAACCGCAAAAAAAGCTGAAACAAAAATTGCAGTTTACAAAGAACTTTTGAAATATACTTACCCGCAGCTCAAAGCCGTTGAATTAGACCTCGATAAGTCAACAGGTATTAATATTGTTGTAGCCGACAAAAAACACAAGGATATGCTCGAGGAGTTGTAATGCTTCAATGTTCAAATGTGTTTGACAGAAATTATGAATCTTACAAAATGCGTACGCGTTATATAATCAACCAGGGCGGTACTTCGAGCACAAAGACGTTTTCTATATTGCAATTATTAACAGCAATTTGTCTCAAATATAACAAGCAGATTGATATTGTCGGGTTATCTATTCCACATTTAAAATCAGGTGTATTAAACGATATGCCGTTTGTGTGTGAGCAATTCGGGATTGATTTTTCGAGCCATTATAATGAAACAAACCGGCAATTCAAAGCCGGCGCCGGAAAGATTAATTTTCTTGCGTTTGACAAGCTGGGCAAAGCACACGGCGGGCGTCGTGATTTTCTTTATATGAACGAAGCCAACCACCTTAACTACAACATTGTTGAACAGCTTATGGTCAGGACGCGAGAAAGCATATTTATTGACTACAACCCCACAAATGAATTTTGGGTGCATACAAAATTATTGAAAGAAGAGCAGGAAAAAACTACGCTCATACGCTCAACCTACAAAGACAACCCGTTTTTGGAGCAGACAATCATTGATACGATTGAATCTAAAAAAGGCAACAACAACTTTTGGCGAGTTTACGGCCTCGGTGAGTTAGGTATAGCAGAGGGGCTTGTATTTGATAATTTTGAAGTTGAGGAGTTTGATAAGCTCAAATTCGCACGCTATTACAACGGCATTGACTGGGGATTTTCAAATGACCCGTTCGCCTGTGTCAGAGTGGCTGTGGAGAATGATATTTTGTATGTTTGCGATGAGATTTATCAAAAGAAATTATTAAACAAAGACTCGGCACCGCTTGTTAAGGCTCTTATAGGTGACAGTTATGTATATTGCGACAGCGCAGAGCCTAAGTCAATAGAAGATTTTAGAGAATACGGCATAAACGCACTGCCAGTTACAAAAGGCCCCGGAAGTATCGAAAGCGGAATAAAACACATCCAAAGCTATAAAAAGGTTGTAATACACCCATCATGTCCTAATACGATTACAGAATTCAGGAGTTACAGCTGGAAACAGGATAAAAACGGTGATTGTTTACCAATGCCAGTGGATGCTTTTAACCACGCAATCGACGCAATAAGATATGCATTAAGCAGTATTGTTGGACATAACACAATCACCGCAATTAAGGGATTAAGGGTATGAATCCGCCCGTTTGATAAACTCTTATGATTGAATTAAGGAGATTCAATTAATGATTTATCAAATAGAAGCCGACGATAGTTGTATTAACGCCTTAAATGTCTCAAAATGGCTGTTGGAGTTTTCTAACAGGATTTTACCCGAGCGAATAAGGCTTGAGAAATACTACGATGGCGAGAATCAAATAATAAAACAAGGGGCTGTTGCAGGACGCCCGAATTACAAAATTAACGTAAATATGGCAAAATATATCACGGATGTTGCCACAGGTTACTTTATAGGAAAGCCCGTCACCTATGATGCGCTGAATGAAAATGTTAAAACGATTCTTGAAAAAATAGAGGACATAAATAAAAACTGCTCGGATGAAGAAGTAGATTACCAGGTTGCAGGCGATATGTCAGTTTTTGGAGTCGGTTATCAGCTGGTAATGGTCAAAGACGGCGTTGAGCCTTTAGAACAGCGTATTGTTTTTAAGCGGTTAGACCCTAAAAGGGTATTTTATGTCACAGACAACACTTTATTAAGAGAACCTTTGTGTGCAGTGTATTATTACACTTATAAAGAAAACAGACAGGTCAAAAACAGAGCTTATGTATATGACAAAGAAAACTTGTACATCTTTGACGGTTACGGCTATGCACTGCAGCTTGCAAGCGAAGAACCGCACAATATGGGCGATATCCCTATTTTGCAGTCTTTAAACAATGATGATGCATTCGGTGATTATAAAGCTGTTGACGATTTATTAGACAGCCTGTCTTTGACACTTTCAAACAACACGGACGACCTCCAGTCAATCGCAAATGCTATACTGGCAGCCAGCGGCGGCACTCTCGATGAGCAGGCAGTAAAACTTATTAACAAGTACAGAACAGCCAATCTGCCCGTTGGCGCCGATATGAAATGGGTTATAAAAGACCTAAACCCAGAGGCAACAAGACAGCATATCGATAAACTTTTAGATTTTATTTTTCAAATTTCTCTTGTTCCTGACCTCACAGATGCCCAGTTTGCAGGCAACATGTCTGGCGTTGCAATGGAGTTTAAAATGTGGGGCATAGACCAGCTGCGCACAGCAAAAGAACGCAAGTTTAAAAAGACACTCTATCAGCGCCTAAAAATCCTTCTTCATCTTCTACAATACCGTTTTAAAAGCAATATTGAACTTATCAACGATATAAAAATTACGTTCTATAAGAATTTACCGGAAAATATGACGCAGGATTACGAAATAGCCAAAAACCTTGCAGGCATTGTGTCTTTGCGCACTTTGCTTTCAAATATTTCCATTGTGGAGAACGTTGAAGAAGAGCTAAAACGTATCAAACAGGAAAAATTAGAGGATGTAGACCCCTATGGGTTCAATAATAACAATAACTTAAGCGGCGGTGCTGACTATGCCGACGATGAAGAATAATACCTATTGGAAAAAAAGAAGCAGACAAAATAAGCTCAAAGCAATAGACGTAGGCGAAAAGGGGATAAATGAGCTTAAACGTATTTTAAAGACAAATCTTGATGATGTGCAGTCTAAAATCAAAAAATTTTATGACAAGTATGGAGAAAATCCCGCCGAAAAGTTGAGTTATCAGGAGTTTGAAAAGTACAAAAAAAATTTAAAAGCCAATGCAAAGAAATATCCTGAAGATAAAACTTTGCAAAAAATGGCGAAACAGGATATCCCCAAATACAGAATTGACCGTTTAAGACAGCTTGAAACAGAACTGCAGATAAGACTTGCACAGATAACAAGTTATCAAGAAACACATATAAAAGGAACACTCCAAGATGCCGCGAAAGTTTCTCACGAAGCGGTAAAAAAAATGCTTAAAGAGTCAATAGGTTTAAGTATCGGTGCGATAAATTCAAAACAGTTAAATGCTCTCATTATGCAGGATTGGAACGGCAAAAACTGGAGCGAGCGTATCTGGACAGATAGAGATAAACTGGGGGCTTGCGTAAAAAATGTACTTGAAAAAGGTATCACTCAAGGTATAGGTTACCGAAAGCTGGCAAGAGAACTAAAAGAAAATGTCAAAACAAGTTTTAATAACGCATTTAGACTAATTCGCACAGAATCGGCTTTTATTCAGGGAGAGATTAATAAAACCGCTTATTCGCAGGCTTCTGACGAACTCGGCCTGGAGGAATATGCCTATGATGCTTTTTTAGATGCAAAAACATCGACAATATGCCGTGAACTTAACGGAAGAAAATTTAAAATATCAGAAATGAAAATCGGGGTAAACGCACCACCTATGCACCCTAATTGCAGGAGTACCACTCAATTGCTTTTAGAGAACGATTATAAAGAACCGATAAAAAAAATAACCGAATTCAAAGATCTAAAAACGTTTAACCATAAAGCTTATGGGTTAGCAGAGTATGTAAAAAATGTTGAAAAAAATGAAAATGAGGCTGTAAAATATGCACGCAGTTTCTTTGACAAAAATACATTAAACAGTTTTCTGTCTGTGGGGAAACTTTCGAAAGAACAAAAACAACTGCTTAATGCACAAACATCAGATATTAAATTTTCGCTTGACAGTATGATTAAAAACAGAATAAAGCATAACGACGTAAACTATTGGGATTATGCCAAAATACCGGATATACTCGGCACACCTGACAAGATAATCTCCGACGGCAAACAGCATATAAAAATATTTAAAACTGTTGATGACAAAATATATGAAGCAGTAATAAAAACAACCCGAGATAAAAAAGAAAACTTCCTTGTTTCACTGCATTACAGCAACCAAAGAAGAATGAAAAAGCAATTTTGATTATGAGGACCGGAAATATCCCTCTATCGCCTGATGGCCCGGTATCCGGATTTACCGTATCAAAACTGCTTATCTATATTATAACTCGTTTTTAAACGGTTTCAAGTGTCGGTTTTTCCATCTGTCATACTTAAATTATGTTCATTCGTACAGTAAAAACGAAGTTAAGGAGATAAACACATTATGACAGACGAAGAAAAAACATTTACCCAGGCAGACTTTGACAGATTCAAGTCAGAAATGGAAGCAAAACACCAGGAAGACTTGAATAATCTTGCAGGAAAACTAAGAGCAGAATTCAAAGAAAAAGAAGCAAAGGCAAAAGAAGCAGCAGAAAAAGCTGCAAAGCAAGCAAATATGTCCGATCTAGAAAAAGCCAACGCAGAAATCGCAGACTTGAAAGCAAAATATCAGGAAAAAGAGGATATTATCGCTCTGACCTCACAAAAGGATGAAACAAGAAAGATTATGTCAAAAATTGGTGTAGATGAAAGATGTCTGGATTATGTTTTTATTCCAAAAGATATAGAAGGCACAAAGGCGCGTGTCATGGCTTTTAAGGAATATATAGATAATGTAAAAAAAGAAACCTTTGAAAACGGGCTAAAATCAACAATTCCGAATAATAAACAACCAGTACCCGAAGCAGACACACAACTAAAACAGGCCTTCGGACTTTAAAACGACTACGGAATGATTAGCGGAAACGGCTGTGCCGCTAAACAGAGGACAAGGATAGGGCAACGTCCGCCAAGATAAAGAAGCCCTATAAAAAATAAAGGAGAAGATTAAATGGCAAATTCAATAGACTTAGTAACAAAATTTTTACCGCTCATAGATGAGGTATATAAAAAAGAGGCAAAATCAGCAGTGCTAGAGGCACCGTCAGAGCTTGTGCAGCAGACACAGGACGCAAACACAGTAAAGATTGCCAAACTCGCAATGGTGGGCCTGGGGAATTATGACAAAGAAGACGGCTACCCTGACGGCGATGTAACATTGAGTTGGGAGACTCACGCTTTTGCAAATGACAGAGGCAGACGTTTCTCTGTTGACAGAATGGATGATACCGAATCATTCGGTTTGACTGCAGGTAGAATGGTTGGCGAATATTTAAGAACTTATGTAATTCCGGAGATTGATGCATACAGATTCGCCAAAATTGCAACTAAAGCAACTCAAAGCGCAGAAGCGACATTGACAGGAGAAACAGCAAAAGCTGCCATTGATACTGGTATTGTTACACTTCAAGAAAATGAAGTCGATGATAGCAGAATGATTATTTTTGCTACCCCCACTGTCGCACAATCATTGTCTGATAACATTATCAGAACAACAATAAACGGTGATACAAACATAAACAATATCATCGAAACATACAACGGCATACCGCTTGTAAGAGTGCCTCAATCAAGATTTTATACACAGGTTACACTGGATGCAGGCGCAACTTCATCAGCAGGCGGATACTCAAAAACAGCCTCCACAGGTGCTGATATCAACTTTATTGTTATGGATAAAAACGCTTCATTCAACATAACAAAACTCTACGCAAGCAAACTGTTCTCTCCTGATGTTAACCAGAACAAAGACGCCTGGCAGTTTGATTTCAGAGCTTATCACGACAGCTTTGTCTTTGACAACAAAGTTAAAGGCATCTATCTGCACAAGAAAAAAGCTTCAGCTTAAACCAAAGGAGGCATAAATGGCACAGGTTTATAAAGATGGAATAACAAAAACCATAAAAGACAAATACCTCAAAGAGTATTTGGATATGGGCTTTAAAGAAGTAACAAAACCGGATAAAAATAACCAGAAAAAGGACAAATGATGCAGTAACCAGGAGGGGCGCACTCTCGCCCCTCCTTTTTTTTAAGGATAAAACATGACTATAAGCTACCTAGATAAAATAAAAGAAAATGTGTATATACTTTCAGAAACACAAGAAACACCAAAGACAGATCTGTTAATAGAGAGCTATGTAACTGAAATTCTAGCTTACTGTTACAGAGATGATGTGATTGAGCCTATGGTACTTCCTGTTTCCGAAGTTATAGCAGGTACAATACAATCAAATTCTTTTACAGGCTTCGACGGTGACGTATCTAGCTATAAAGAAGGTGATATGTCAATTACCTTTTCCACCGGAAGCTCAATGACGGCAGCAGGATTGAAATACAACGGAAAGCTCGAAGGATTTAAACTCATAAGAGGAATTGCCAAGTGTTCAGAACAGATATTGCAACAATAAAAAGAATCCCGCGAACAGAAATTGAAGGGGAGACAATCTGGGGTGAAGAAGAAACTATTTATAAAAACATCCCCTGTCATTTGTCTGTGAAATCCTTAAGTCCTATTAATCAGACACAAAGCACAGCGGAAGTAATACACTCTTTCAAACTCTTTTATGATACAAAGCTTGGACTGACAATCGCACCAAATGATAAGGTTTATGTAACCACGCAACAGGGGCAAGAATATGAACTTGTTGCAGGACAAAGCAAGAAATATGCACTCACAACACAGACATCATGTGATTTAACCAAAAAGGTCTAAAATGTTTGATGAATACGCGAAAAAACTCCAAAAACTACAGGTTGATACCCCTAAAATTTTTAAAAAGGTTGCTAAAAAAACAGCTATAAAATTTGTAAATTACGCAAAAAAACGGACAGCTGATGAGGCACTGGTCGATACAGGTGCATATAGAGACCACTGGGATGCAGAAACAATTGAGCCAACACCCGGCACATACGGCATTTTAGCTATTAATTCAATGGAGTATGCAAGTTATCTTGAAAAAGGTCACAGATTAAAAAACGGTAAACGATGGAAGGGCAGATTTGTAGGAGAACTTTCTCTCGCCGACGCACGATATTATGCTATTCAACAACTGGATGAAGAACTGGACAAAGCTTTTATAAAATATCACAGGTCATTTACCGAATAATGCCCGATTTGCAAACTGCCATACTGAAACTATGGGCATAATTATTGACTTAAAAAATGCAATAAGAAAATCAATTTATACACTTGATAAAAAAATGAATTTTAATTTTGAAGAAATCAAGCGTGCAAAATACCCGTTTGTCTTTTTTTATATTCCAAATTATCAAATTATAGAGCCGCAAGACAGTACAAGATTTGCACAGCTAAACCTGAATTGTGTACTTGAATATGCCAGCGAAGAAAATCCAGATAATGCTGATTTGTGGGCATATGAAAAAACATTCAGGCTTGCAACAAAGAATTTTGAATTTTTGAACACAAAAATCTTTGCTCAAAACTCCGTTTTCAACATTGTAGACGGGGTTCTGCAAATGACTTTTGATTTAACACTGTATGTCAAAGAAAAAGATGAAACAGAACTGATGAAAGAATTACAAATGACTATAAAAGGAGCATAAAAATGGTAGCAAACCAACCGAATTTTATTATTACGTTTAAAGAGCTTGCAGTTGCGGCAATTCAAAAACAGAAGCTCGGCAAGGTCATTATGATACTTGATGACGACACGGCAGAGATTGACAGAGTGTCTTACAAAACACTGGGCGATGTAAAAAAGGCTGACTGGAGCGCTGACAATTACAACCTCATTATGCTTGCATTCTTAGGCAATCCGTCCGAGGTTATCTGTATCAAGAAAGAGACAGAATTTGCAGATATTCAAAAGAAACTCAACTACTACAGCGGGTATGTGCTTGTTTACCCTGAAGGGCAAGACGCTGACTTTACGGCAATCAAAAACTATCTCAATGACCAGAGACAAAAGAACAACTACTCAATTGCAATGCTCGGCAACCCGACAACAGCTCCCGATGCGCAATATATTGTTAACTTTGCAACAACAAGCATAAAGGCAAACTTAAACGGCGCACAAAAGACATTGACACCGGGTGATTTTACGGCACGTGTTGCAGGGGCTTTTTCAGGGCTGCCAAACAGCCGTTCGCTTACGTATTACGAACTGCCCGAAGTGTTTGATTGTGATTTGCAAGAAGACCCTGACGAGGCTGTAGCTGACGGAAAGCTTGTTATCTTGCAGCAAGACGGGTCTTTCAAACTCGGACGTGCGGTCAACTCATTGACTACGCTCACTGACGGGGTTACAGAGGCATTCCAAAAAATCCGTATTGTTAACATTATGGATATGATTGCAAACGACATTATCACAACTTTCAGAACAACTTATGTGGGCAAGTATGTGAACAACTACTCGAACAAGCTACGTTTTGTCGGTGCAATTAACGCTTATTTAAACGACTTAGCGAGAAACGGCCTGTTAGACGCCGCAAACCAAAACGAGGTAAGGATTTCTTATGACAAGAACAAGGCATATCTTGAGTCTAAAGGCAAAGACACAAGCAATATGACTTATCAGGAAATTATACAGGCAAATACAGGCTCCAATGTTTTCCTAGACGGTGTATGCTCACCTACTGATACTATGGAAGATTTGGACCTTGGTATGTACCTGTACGAGACATTTGAAGATTAGGCATAATACAGGGACAAAATAAAACCGGATACAGAATCCGGTTTTATTTTTATTATGCTATTTTCTTGACTTTTTCAATTTCTTCTTTTTGTTTTTCATAAGCTGTATAAAGGTCATAGGCACTCTGTGCGTTCATCCAAAACTCGGGAGTTGTGCCGAAAAGGTTTGCGAGCTTGTGAGCCATAACAGGTGTAATGCTGCGTTTTTGATTGTAAATTTCGCTTATTGTTTTTATACCGACATTCAAAAGCGTGCACAAACGTTTTTGTGTCAAACCGTAGGGTTTTACAAATTCTTCCAGTAGAATTTCACCGGGGTGAGTGTATGGTCTGTTCATAGCTTTGCCTTTCTAGTGATAGTCCACAATTTGTACATCGTAGGCACAACCATTTTCAAACTTAAATATTATACGAAACTGGTCATTTATTCTGATTGAACAATAATCGTTTAAATTGCCTTTGAGATGTTCAAACCTGTTAGATGGAGGGACGATTAAATCCTGTTCTTTGTATGCGTAGTGAAGCATATCCAGTTTTCTTTTAGCAACTTTTTGAATATTTGCAAATTTTTTTGAAAGTTTCCCGTCAAATATTTTTTGAGTTTCTTTATCTTTAAAAGATTTAATCATATTATCATGTTATCACAACACGATAAGCTTGTCAAGAGATAAGAAACCTGTATAAAAGATAAAGCCCGATTTTAGGACTACTACAATAGTTATAATAAGCCAAATATAGGAGATAATTTATGGCAGCACAAGCACAAGATGTATTAACAGGCACCGACGTTGTCGTCTGGTTGGAAGGCGAAGAAATCGGTGTTTGGGCTTCTTTGGAAGCAAACATAACAATGAACTACGAAGACGTGAACATAGGCTCTGACGTTGATAGAAAATTTGTATCAATGCAGGGTGACGGCAATCTTAACTATCAGGCCACAAACTCTATGACCGTTGAGATGTTCAACAGAATCAAAGCAAACCCCGATGTCAGATTCACAATAGAAGGCGAACTCACAAGACGCTCAACAGGCGAAAAAGAGGCGTATTCAATCCCCGGGGTGACTTTTGACACTATTCCTCTTGCTACTTGGAGCAAAAACGAGCTTGTTGAAAAAGACATGGCTTTCAGATTCCCACCGTCTCAAGTGGTTGTAACATCAATTATAGATTAACAAGGAGCGCTGTATGAACCTGGATAAATTATTGAAAAAAATTGAGATAAATTATAATGAAGCAGAAAAACAGGAAAAACACGCCCTTGTCATAGGCGGTGAATCTTACGAAGTCTTGACTATGACAAGGGCCGAAAAAAGTAAATTTATGTACAGCTATTCTATGAGCACGGAAAACAAGCAGAAACTCGGTGATATGATAGAATGGGCAAGACCTTTCATTTATCGTTCTTTGCAGCTTGCCAAGCTTGCCGAACGTGCAAAAACAGCAGGCTATATAAAAAAATATTATGATGTAATAGATATGCTTTTTGAGCCATCTGAAATTATGGAAATAATCGCCTTTTTAATAGAAATAAACAAAATAGGTGCCGGCTCTGTAGAGGAGAATGTCGAATATATAAAAAAGCAATAAATAAAAATATTGATTTGCTTTTGTGCGCTTATTATCTTGAAAAGGGCATAACACCTGACTACATACTAAGTCGTACCTGGGAAGAAAAGCAGTTTTTGCTTGCAGTAATGGATTGGTGGAGTTCTATAAAAAATGGCAAAATTTGAAGATACGTTGATTTTAAAGGACAAGGTCAGTAAAACACTTGAAACAATAAACAAAAAAATGGCCGGTGTTGATATAAATTTCAAGAAAATTTCAGCGAATTTTTCCTCTTTAGGAAATAATTTAAAAAAAGCCGGCAGCAAAATAACAGCTACAACTGCCAAAATCGGGGCGACGCTGCTTGCGGGCACTGCTGCAATCGCTTTGAATATTAATAAAACAAGGGAATATGCAGACAGAATTGATGATTTGAGCAAAAAAATCGGTCTTTCAAAAAAAGGGTTTCAGGAATGGGACTACATAATTAAACTGAATGGTGCTAATATAGAAAGCTTGCAAATGGGTTTCAAATCCCTTGTTAATCAATCTAATAAAGCACTGGTCAAAAATAAGGCTGCTGTTAAAAATTTCAAAGCCCTGGGGATTTCACTAAGAGATAATAACGGCCATCTCAAAAATCAAGAACAGCTTTTTAATGAGGTTGTGTCTGCTTTACAAAGAATGCCTGATGGTGTAAAAAAGGCAAAACTTGCCAATGATTTATTCGGCCGCTCGGGCAGTGAGCTTATGCCACTGTTGAAAGAAAACGCCGGAAGAATTGAAGATTTGAGAAAAGAAGCATATGAACTCGGCCTCGTTTTTTCAGACAAAGACATAGAGGCAGTAAATGATTTTTCCGATAAGATGGATAGCTTTGGCAAACTGTTTGCAGTTGTAGGTGCCAAAATCGGTATGGATCTGATTCCGGAAGTTAACAGAATTATTAAAATAATCCAGGAAAATATGCCAGAAATTCAAAAGATAATTAAAAGCTTAGCAAATGTATTGGTTTACGTAATACAAATGACTGCGGATTTAGCTGAAAAATTTTCAAAACTTTCGCCGCCAGTGCAAAATATATTATTAGTTGGAGCTTTTATCGGTCTTTTAGGGCCTCTTGTTACAACATTAGGATCCTTATTAATAACCATATCAAGCATTTCATCAGCTCTGGCCACTTTAACGGCTGCAAGCACAACAGCAGCGACATCCGCAGGTGCTGCGGGAGCAGCAGCAAGTGCAGCGGTTGCTCCGTTTTTATTATGGGCTGGTGCAATAATGGGGGTTGTGGCGGCATTGAGCGCCCTTGGTATTGCTTTGAACCACGTAAAAGAAATGCATAAAATCAAAAATATGGACAGCATAAGAACCGACAATCTAAGCAACGCAAATCTAAAAAAATTGTCATACGAATACAACATGACAGGGAAGAAAAATTTTACTGAAAAATACGGTAAAAACGTCGCACAATCTGTACAAAATTACAACAAAACTAACAACACAACAAACAATTCAAACAACAACTCAACAACTAATAATTTTTACGGGAATCTGTCTCTTTCGGGTAATGATACTCTCAATGCTATTTTGTCAGGCGGACAAAATGTTCCTTTATATGCAAAATAATTTTGTAAAAACCAAAAATCATGATATTATATTCAAAAAAATAAAGGTTGCTTATGATTTGTCCTAATTGTAAAAAAGAACTCGCAGATAATGCAAATACTTGTCCTCAATGTGGCTACAGTTTTATTGAACAAAAAATCGGCAAAGCATATATGCGAGGATGCGGCTGCTTTTGTTTGATTATCATAATATTATTTGTATTTTTCTACTGGTTAGTTTCATAAGAAAGAGAGTGTGTAATGGAATTTCATGAAAAAATAGAACAGCTTAAAGAGAGAGCAATTAGCTTAAAAGATAGCTTGCAAACAGAGGAAGCAACTAAAAATGCTCTTGTTATGCCGTTTTTAAACGCCCTTGGCTATGATGTATTCAATCCTCTCGAAGTTGTTCCCGAGTTTGTTGCCGATTCCAGACTCAAGAAAGATGAAAAAGTTGACTACGCTGTTATGAAAGACGGTAAACCGATAATTTTAATTGAATGTAAAAAAGTTGATAACGACAAACTCGATGTTAAAAAACATGCCGGACAGCTTTTCAAATATTTTACTGCTAGCAAAGCAAAATTTATTATCCTGACTAACGGCATTGTATATAAATTCTTTTCTGATATTGAAGAGACAAATGTGCTCGATAAAGAACCGTTTTTTACATTCAATCTTTTTGAATATAAAGAAAATCAGCTTGAAACTCTGTCAGAATTTTGTAAAGAGAATTTTGACCTTGAAAAGGCATACTCCAATGCCGGAGATTTGAAATATATTAGACAGTTTGAAGAAGTCATAGAGAACGAATATAGAAATCCGTCAGACGATTTTGTCAGATATTTATTAGACAAGTCTGAAATATATGACGGAGTAAAGACGGCAAAGGTAATTGAAAAACACAGAAAAACAACAGTTGAAGCGTTTAATCTTTTTATGTCAAAAGTAATGAAAACATCGCTCGATTTCAGTTTGACATCAAAACAAGATGATAAAGAAAATAAAAATCAAGTTGTTACAACATTGGAAGAATTGGAAGGTTATGCGATTGTTAAAAGTATTTTGAATGGTAATATTGACTTAAACAGAGTCACTTACAGAGACAATGCCAGCTATTGCAATGTTCTTCTTGATGACAATATCAGAAAAACTCTGTGTAGATTATATTTTAACCGTTCACAAAAATATATTGCATTTCTTGAAGGCACAAAAGAGCAAAAGTATCCGATTGAAAATGTTAATGAAATCTATAAGTTTGGTGATACATTAAAAGCAAAAGTTGTGGAAATCGACAAAGAATATGCCAAAAAGTAAACCTTGATAAAACTCAAAAACAAGGTATAATAAAAATCCCTATTTTGTGAAATAAAGTGCTATGATTATCAACAAGATAAGCCATAGCGCTTTATTTATTTTATATTAAACAAAGCCTGATTTTAAAACTTATAAAATTAAAATATGGGCAAACGTTTAGAAATACAACTTTATTGTGCAAAAACAGGCGAGAGTATCACGCTGCCGTTAAACCCCGAAACAACGGATATACCAACAGAGAAAGATATAAAAACGTATGACATTTTAGACTATGGCGAGATTTCTGTTAAGGGCACAAGGCAGCTTAAAAGAATCAACCTTACAAACATATTGCCTGATAGCAACTCGTCTTTATCTTTGTTGGCTTCACTTATTCAAAAATTAAAATACAGATCCTACAATCTGCAAGAAACAATCGATATGATTAATCGCTGGATTGATAACGACGAGATTATAAGAGTTATAATCTCGGGCAAACTGAATGCAGAGTTCAGAATCGAAAGAAATATTGAAGGTGTCAGAGAGTCTGTATCGGATGTAAATTATAATATCAATCTTATAGAATATAGAGACCCGACAAAAAAAGAAACTGTACCTGTTATGAATAATACACAAACAAGTGTTACCAAACTTAAAAAACGAGCAATTAATAAATTTATACCTGACAGACAAGTCGCACAAACCGGAATGACCATTTATAAGCTTGCAAAACTCACATATGGGGGAAGATCACAGGAACTTGCAAATATTAATGCAGTTATTAATCAAAATGCAGATATCGCAGGTATGGTTGTGGAGATGCTGCCGTTATGATAAAAATAAATGACCGGATAATTGAACTTGTGCAAGACGGTATCCAATGGGCAGGTGCAAAAGATACCGTGGCAAGAACCTTGGATTTTTCAATAGTTTACCAGCCTCTTGATAAGACATTGCCAAATTGTCAAGCAGCAGTTGGAGACAAAGTTGCTTATATACAAAACAACAAAACATTTTTTTACGGGTATATAGAAAATTTAAAATACAATACTGATGACAATTTGCTAAATATTCATTGTTGCGATCTTATGAAAAGACTGTTAAATTCAAAATGCATAGGACGCTTCAAAGGCACACTCAACCAGCTTGCAGATAATATATGCGGCATTTTCAGCTTAAAAAACGGAATCGAATCAGACAGCACACATATTCACAATATTATTTCCACAGGAGATTTGAGCTATTATGATGTACTAAAAACCGCCTGTGATGTTATGTTTGAGCGTTACTGCCCGTATCTTGACGGCACAACTTTAAAAATTGCCGAGCATACCATACAAGATACCTTTGAAATAAGAAAAAATATCCGTGCCTCCAGCTTTGAGCAAAATATGAAAGAAATTGTAAACAAAGTGCTCATTATTGATAACAAAGGTAATCTCATCAATACTGTTGAGGACAAAGAAAGCATAAATAAATACGGTTTATTCCAGGAAGTCTTCAAATATGATAAAGACAGTAAAAATAATCTGGCAGATGCTCAAAAAATAATTCAATCCGTACAAAACGAGGCCGTAATAACAGTCGAGAACAACAACGAATGTATTGCAGGACGGTACATAAGGGTCTATGAGCCCGTTAACAACTTCAAAGGAATATTTGAAATTACTTCTGATAGCCATAATATCTGTGCAAACTCTAATATGACTTTAGAAATAGAATTTGTGGGGGTAGACAATGAGTCAAACGGGTAAATTCTGGAAGCAGGTACAAAAGCAATCAAAGTCGCTAAACTCTGATATGCTCGCAATCTGTACTGTAAAAAGCCTGTCGCCCTTTGTTTTTGAATATTGCGGCATTGAAATAAGCGCACAAAACGGTGACAACATCTATGTTGACCCGCTTATGCTTGAGGCAAATATCAACCTTGATGTTGCTTCTTTGGACAATGCACAGGATATTGCAGGCATGTCTCCGGCTCCGTGGATTGGAAACAACAGCCCGAACACGGATTACACAGCACAAATTTCGGGCACGCAAAAGCAGTTTTTGACAGACTTTTACAACTTTTTTAAATTGTGGCAAGGAACATATATTCTTTCCCCGGGCGATTTTGTAACCGTGCAAAAGCTCGGGTTCAACACTTATCTTGTCATAAGAAAGGTCACACAGGTGAAAAACAATGAGCAATAACTATGCATTTATACCTTCCACATTAACAAATCAGCAGGAGATTAAAACAGATATAGAGCTTCCCGTGTTCAAAGAGCTTGCGTTTGACTTTGACACAAAACAGCTCAAAACAAAAGGCGGTCAGTATTATTATGTTGAAAAAAACGAAGCACTGAAGGTTTGGATTTATTTTGCGTTGCTCATCCCGCGCTTTACCTGGGTTGCGTATTCAACGGACTACGGGCAGGAGATTTACACGCTCATCGGGCGCTATTTGTCTGGAGAACTTTTAAAATCAGAGCTCAAACGTTTTATTGAAGAGGCTTTATTGTGCAACCCTTACCTGACCAGCCTTTCGGACTTTGACATACAAAGACAAGGCGCAAAAGTGCTCTGCTATTTCAACGTAAACACAGTCTACGGCAACGTTGCACAGTATTATGAATATTTAGAGACCGCATAAAATTTTTGTATAAATTGTAATATAATGTTTATTAAGAACATTGAAATTTGAATAAAGGGTAAACATCCACGCCTCCGCTGACACAGACAATATGTGAAGATTGGTCAGAAAGGAGGTGATTAAATGAAAAGACAAATAATAAAAAATGCCCTAGCCACACTAGGACATCTTTTACAAATTATTTCGATTTTTATTTAGGGGTGTGAAGCGGTTGTCCTGGTTGTACCAGCAATCGGGGCAACCCCCCTTTATTTTATTATAACCTATTTTAAATAAAATTCAAGGCAACAGCGGATAAAAAACATAAAATCTTCCCGATTTTTAAAGTGTCATACTTAAAGTATGACAAACACACAAGAAACTATCCAACAACGTATAAATGACAGAATCAATATGCCGCCGAACTTGCTTGAGGGCGGGTTTTCACAACAGATTATCGGCTCTGTCGCGTATGAGCTTGCCAATATTGAAGACACCCGATTAAACGATATTGCCGACAACTGCTTTGTAAAAACAGCCACGGGCGATTATCTTGACCTTGTGGGCGCAGACTACGGGCTGCCAAGGCGCGAAGATGTTGCGGCTGTCGTTTATCTACAGATTTCCGGCACACAGGGCGCTGTCATAAACCAGAACGTCAAGGCAATTTACAACAACCTTGTATACACTGTGCAAGAATACAAGGTAATAAACTCATCAGGCATCGTCACAGCAAAAGCAAAATGTGAGACAACCGGCACAATCGGTAACGTCGCTGCAAACACTATAAAAGAGTTTGTCACAGACTACGAAGGGCTCACAGCAGTAAACAATCCGGAGGCTGCTTATGACGGTTTTGACTGTGAAGACGACGAAACTTACAGACAGAGGATTCTGGACTACCTTGCAGAAGACGCAACAAACGCTAACGCAGCACAGTACGAAAAATGGGCAAGAGAAGTAGAAGGCGTGCAAAAAGCTGTTATAAAGTCAGCAGAAGATATGGGCGCGGGTAATGTCGGGGTGTACATTTCGGCAATCGGCGATGTGCCTGTTTCAGAGGATTTGAAGCAGTCTGTTTTTAAACATATAGACTCCGTGCAGCCAATCAATGCTACTGTGATAGTTAACTCGCTTGATTATACGGATATAAATGTTACGGCAAACGTTGTGCTCAAAGACGGCTACGAGACAACAGATGTCAAAGACGAACTCACGCAAAAGCTGAGAATCTACCTGCCTACAGTAGACAACACGGTTTCTTACTTCAACATAAACAACCTGATATTTGACTGCGCCGGAGTTGAGGATGTAACAAGTTACACTCTAAACGGTGGTACAGTGTCGATTGACATAGAGGATACGGATTATCCGGTGACAGGGGAGATAATTGTAAATGAGTCTGCTTGAGAATGTTGACCCTATTATTTCTAAAATCGATGGACTTAAAGAGGTAATGCTTGCCATTGACCCCGAGATACAACTCGTCAGGACAGATATTTCAAACCTGATAAAAGAGCTTTACATAAAAACAACAGAGCAATTTATCCGCCGCTGGGAAGAGGACTTCTCGCTTTCTTACGACCCCGCTTTGAGCTTGCAGCAGCGTAGACAAAGGATTTTGAACAAACTTGCGCGTAAAAAAACACTCACCTGGACAAACCTGGGCAATTTGATACAAAACAACATCGACCACCCGCAGTACTATATCTCAAACCATTCTGGCGAGTACAGGTTTACAATTATTGTGCAAACAAACAACACATCAGAACTCTTTAAAGCAGTAAAAGAAGCCAAACCGGCTTATATCACCTTTGATATAGTTGTGACACAGTACTTTAGACGCTGCGGAACATTTAACAGCGGAGCCGAACCCATATAATTTATAATTCCACTGTGCCCGATTAAAAAAATCTCATAATAAAATTAAAGGAGACTTTTAAATGGCATACTTACCAAACACCTGGGTTGACCAGAACGTACAAAGACCAAAAACATATAATTTTACACAAAACGATGACGGCTCAACAACGCTTATTGATGCGTTTGGCGACGTTACAGAGCTTGGAACGCCCGTAAACGCGGACTACATGAACCATATTGAAAATGGGATTGCGGGCTGCGCTATCCGTAAATACTCAACAACAGAAACATTTATCAAAGGAGAATGGGTACAAGCCGACCTCGACGGAGTACAAGGTTTGTATGAATCCCTTACAAACAGCAACCTTGGCAATCCTCTGTCCGATGAGACAAAGTGGAAAAAAGTAGACCTGGGCGGCGGAAGCGGTACAGGAGGCGGCTTCTCCCTCTTCGACGTGGTAGAAAAAGACCACATCTTGAGCTTTGAGGAGTCAATGGGCTTCGGGCTTTTAGGCACATACGTGTACAAGGAACCTGTTGCCGGTTCTCGCTACGGCTACCCTGATTTTTACAACGAGTGCGTGGCGCAAAAAAGCACAGAAGGCAACACTCTTTTGGCTTTGAAAAACAATGTTGAAATAGTGGGCTCTCCTGTAGTAAACAACGGAGTGTTGAGCGGGTTTAGCACGAGCAGCTATGCAACCACTTTGACTTTCCCCACTGACGAGGATTTTGATTTTCAATTCAAAATCAAAACAGGCGCTGACATATCAGGCGAGCAAGAAATTTTTGCATGTCCTACAGCGAGCGGGCCATCTCAATATTATTTTTGTTTAGTAAACTTAGAAAGTAATAATCTTAATGTAATTTTTAATGGTGGCCTTGGTGTTTGGCAGTATCCTTTTGGAACACCTGCTCAACCGGAAACAGATTATATTGTCAAAGTAGTTTATTCCAAAACCAATAATACATTGCACGTGACTATGTCTTTGGCAAATGGCACGGTATTGCTTGATGATACAAAACAGGTTGACGAACTGTACGATATAAAAGAGGCAGTTATAGGTACAGGCAAAGATAATGCAGTCACTATCTTCAACCCATTTAAAGGCTCTGTGGATTTGAAAGAATGTTATATAGAAAGCAACGGCCAGCGTATCTGGAGCGGTGCAACTACAGCCACAAAGAACCCTAACGGCCACATCTTCTACGACATCGCAGACAAAGCCACTGTTGATGAAATCTTTTCTCAACGCGGTGAGGCGTGGTTTTACGGCGTAGATACGGAAAATGAAAGAATCTTTTTACCCAGAGGCACACGTTCACAGTACACTGTAAACACTGACGAAACAGGCGATTATGTAGAAGCCGGGCTGCCGAATATTAAAAGTAGCCGTGGACTTGGATATTCAGATGACAACCCTACTTCTGATGTACCACCATTTGTTTATGTAGGTTCATTTGGAAATGTTGGGGGAGGTTCTTCAATAGAAAAAGCTTACAGTTTTGATGCCTCTACAGCCAACCCCATCTATGGCAAATCCGACACAGTACAGCCTTATGCGACAAAGAAACTTTTGTACATTGTAGTCGGCAATGTAAAAGTGCAAAGTGCGGCTTCTGATGTTGTGGATGTTACTACAACTGAAAATGACACTGTGCCGTTGTTTACAGGACAGTATTTTGACTTCAAACCTAACAATGTTTCTTGGTTAAAAGCTAACGAAACCAAAGCTAGTGGTGGGATTTATACATCTTGTTATAACAAATTGGTACAAGCATTAACCCCTGACAATAACATTTGGAATATCAAGGTTATAGACGTAGCTCATATGGTATCTGGTACAGATTATAGCTTGTATTGGAAAGTTGACCAAGATAGTATGAGTTTTACTTGCCCTATCAGAACAAAGGATAGAGTATTAGCAAAATCTTATGTTGATGGAACAAATTGGTATAACTGGTATTCTGATGGTTGGATTGAACAGGGCGGAATAGCCACAAACTGTACCAATAATACTACTGTATCATTTTTAAAAAGCTTTTCTACTACAAATTATTTTGTAACTACTCAACAAGAGAATGACCAGAATGCTTTAACTACAGATGGTATAAACAGGATACGAGCAAAACAAACTAATCAGTTTACATTTAGCGACGCTAATGGAGATAGCAAGAAAACAAACACTTGGTACGCTTGCGGATATGGTGCGATTCCACAACCTAGTGAATATGATGAAAATATCAATCTCTACTTCAAGGTGGCAAATGCAGTAGAGAACCTGGATTTATTGGACGCAGGCGAAGTGTTGGAAGTATTAGCCACAAAAGTTGACAAAACAGAAATTGATTCATTTATAAACGATAATGCACTTAATATTACTAACACTGGGGTACCTGATAATGCCAAAAGATATAATATCTCCGCAGGATATACGGCGCCGACTTCTGGTTGGGTATTCTTGAGAAACCTTGAAGAAAGCCGCTGTCACATAATTATAGATGGTATTGATTATGATTACGCCAACGACTGGGGAGATGGCGGTTCCGAAAACTCTATAATTTGGAAAGTTGGGAAAGGACAAGTTATTTCTTGGAGTGGACGTATAAGTGCAGCTTTGTTTATACCGGATAAGTTAATAGGAGTAGAATAATGTATTTACAAATTGAAGAAGGTGTATTAAAGGCTTGGGGTGATTATCCAATCCCTAACTGGAATAAACAAGTTGATATAGATTACAAAGATTATATTAAAAATCCAGACAAGTATATCTTTAATGGTGAAACGATAGTTTTAAATCCAAATTATGAAGCGGAACAAGAAGCCAAAGAACAAGCCCGTATACAAGAGTTATCTATGACACGTTCAGATTTCTTTGACGGTACAATTAAAGCTTTTGGTGTTGGAGAAAATGAATTATTAGCCGCTATTCAAGCAATATTGGTTAATATGGCTATAACTGATATTGACAAAAAAATAGCTCTAAATAATTATCAAAACGCTTTAAACTTTTATAGAAAACACCCGTTATTCACGATGTTGTCAGGAGTCAAAATACCGATTTCAGAAACTGCGTCCATCCTCGTGACAAGCGAACAGTGGGATAAATTTTTTGATGAAACTGACAAAGGTAATGAGGAAGCTTACAAAGCGTTGTTGCCTGTTATAGAAAATAAGGAAACAGAAAATGTTAAAAAAGATAATTCAAACAATAGTGAGGTGGTTAAAGATGACATTTAATTTTAATGTGGGTGGCTTGACCCCGCAAGACGCATTACCGGGCGGCGGTGGAGGCTCTACTACAGTGGTTGAGGGGCTCTGTGCCAAAAATACCGCGGGTTTATGCGTATGGTTGGACGCTGAAATTAACTCCCGTGCCGGCGTTCATGATGAGACAGTAAACGGTATGCAAAACCTTGTTTACACGCCTTACGTGAAAAAAACAGAAACCGTAGGTTGCTTAGAAAAACTAAACGGGACTCCTACTTTTACAGGTAAAGCGTGCAAATTAGGCGGCACAATGTTTGTTCCATCTTACGAGCAAACAGCCTTGACATTTGAATTCGTCGGCAGTTTTGAATCAAATGTTTTTGACAACGTCATATCACAGCAATTGATTATTAACAATATAATCAGCGGCGGTTTCCAGACGATGTTCACATCAAATGCTTATCATTATCAGGTGTACAATGCTTCATCTGCCAGGACAAAACAACTTCAATATGCTCTTAATATTGAACCCGGCAAGGTTTATCACATAGCTGTGACAGATGTACTGGGCGAAGCGGGCACAACAAAGCTCTACATCGACGGAGAGTTTGTAGAAACAACCCTTCTCACGGACAGTGACGGCGGCGTGTGCCCTACTGCAACTGATATAAGGAACATGGGAATTATGGGTGTTAACAGCACCTCCACAACAAGCATTTACCCCGTAGAGAAAAACACACAGGGCGCGTTTTATGGCGAATATACAAACATAAACACATTGCGTTTATGGAACAGGGCTTTAAGTGCAGAAGAAATTAAACAAAATTACAATAACGACAAAAGGAGATTTGGCTAATGGGGCATTTGGGACAATTTATTATAAAAACTAACGGAGAATACAAAAAACTATCAGAACTCACAGGCTTAACTTTTGAAGACGGTAAACAATATACTTTCCAAATACAAAACAGTGCGTTTGTTTTGAGCTCGGCAACTGTGCCAAAAGACGGGGGGTTCTACATAGCAGCGCCAACGCTTAATTTGTTTACAAAAACAGCAGGCGAGGACTTCTATATAAAAACAACGTGTATTGAAGCAATGATAAATCTGGCGCAGTGAGCATGAAAATACAACCGACAAAACCACACCCGATACCGGTGTTCAAGAGGTTCAGGAAGACACTGCAGGAGAGATTTAACAATGACAGAACAAAGACCTGTACAAGCACAGGAATGTTTAGAACATCATATGCTTTTAAAGGGTCAGCTGGATAGGATAAACCATTTTCTGTTCGGAGACCCGGAACACCCTGATGATTTATCAGTGACAGCAAAAGTAAACCTTATGTTTAATGTACTACTTGAAATAAAACGCTGGGCAATAGGAGCTGTATTTACCTTTGCCGGATGCTTAATATTTCTTGGCAGCCACTTTGCAAAAATGGATAATATAACGATAAAGCTTGATGAACACATCAAACAGACAGATTCGGCTATCCAAAGTCTTGAAAAACGTCTTGTTAATGTTGAGTCGGTGATTTACAAGGGGGGTAAATGAACAAAATAATCATCCACTGGACAGCGGGAACCTATCAACCAAACACAACAGACCTTGAACACTACCACTTTTTAATTGACGGTGAAGGTAAAAAACACAATGGAAAATACAAACCCGAAGATAACGAAAATTGCAACGATGGCAAATATGCTGCACACACAGGAGGTGGCAATACAGGCGCAATCGGCGTCAGTATGTGCGCTATGGCTGGCTTCAACTCTGCTGCTTCTTGTGGCAACTATCCTATAACACCCGTTCAACTTGAGGCGTGTTTCAAGCTCTGTGCCGAGCTTTGCAAAAAATACAACATACCCGTTGAAAACGTTTGGACACACTACGAGTTTGGAATAAACCACCCCGACACTACCTCTCACGGAAAGATAGACATTATCTATCTGCCCCCGTACCCTCTCGTAAAACGCAACGAAGTCGGCGGGTTTATAAGAAGCAAAATCAGATGGTATTTGAACAAGTTATAAAAGAAAGAGGCTTGTAGACAGACAATGACAATTGAAATAAAATAATTTCAGGGTAAGTACCTCGAACCTCCACGACACACGCATTTACTAAGAAAGCGGTCGAAAGGAGGTGGTAAATATGAGCTTATTGCTTTTTCAACTTTTTGATTTACTAGTCAAAAAGTTGAAAAAGCCCCAGAGCTGGAACTCTTGGAGCTTTTTCTAAAGCCTTAAGCTTATAGGGTATGAAGTGAAGCTCTAAGGAACAGCCATTCTTTAGGGCTTCCCCCTACATGAATATTATTTACTCCAATCCCTTGTTTGTCAAGCCTTGCAAAATTAGAAAGGCGGAAAAAATGGACGAAAAAATGAAAAAAGCATTACTTGACTGCTGCGAAAGAAACTGCAAAGTGATTTCACCAGATGTTGTAGCATTCGCAAAAGACCTTGTAAACACAGCTATTTTAACCTCTGAAAACAAAATTGATGATATGTTTACACCAATCATCAACAAAGGCTTTGAGGTTCTTGATGAATATCTCTTAAAACAGATTGATAAAATAGACGGAGCAACAGCATAATGTTTGATGTCCCAAAAGCTGTTGAGTCTGTATCAAACGCAATAAAAGGCATATTTGACTACGCCTCAACATCCAAAGAACACCAGTCCGAAACGCAGATTATCAAAGATAAAAAGAGGCTAAAGAAAGCCACAGATATTGCAGAAGATGCTTTCAAGCTTATGTTTAAAAACTTTGAAAAGCTCTCGGAATTTGACCAAAAACGTCTTAACAATCTTTACGATAAATTTCAAGAATACAACTAAACATATACTTGATGCAGCAACGCCCTCTACATTTCGTAGGGGGCTTTTTCTATCTTTTCAAAATTATATAAAATTCTTGGACATTTTTTGGACAATTTATAAAAAAGAAACTATAAAACTGTCCGATAGAACATATTATTTTATGAGAATTTACAATGTAAAAAAGCTGAAAACTTAAGTATTTTCTCAATTTTTCCTATAAACTCTTGTAAAATAATCCCGGAGCACTCCCCTTTTAAGGGATAGGTCCCGCGTTCGAATCGCGGGTGACGCATTTTTTTATTGCCCTTTTTTCAGGGGGTTATGTGTTTTGCAATTTTAAGTCAGTTTGATACTAATACTAGCTATCTATTTTGCATAATAGTCTACAAAACGATAAATAAAATCTATTTTATTATCCGGCAAGTATGAAAGTGCATTTACTATTTCACGCAACTTTTCATCTTTTGATTTAGATGAGGAATATTCAAATAGTGTTTTTAACTCAACACCTAGTGTTTTAGATATTTTTTCGAGTGTCGGTAAAGAGGGAAAATGACGACCTATCTCAATTGCGCTCAATGAACAAGGCTCTATATCAATTAATTCAGCCAGTTTTTCCTGAGTAAAGTTTCGGTATTTGCGAAGCTCTTTTATTCTTTTTCCCAAAAGTTTTTTGTTATCCATAAATATCCCTCTAATAAGATATTAAAGGATTTTAAGGCAAAATATAATTGTAAATAAAGCATAATTTTATATAAAATTATGTAAATAAAACAAAGTTATATTTGTATTACACATAGTTTTATAATAAAATAAGTTTTGTACACATAGTATGTGCATATATGGAACACAGGAAAAGCCGACCAAATCTATATATAGCTTTTCCAAAGTATTGATTCTACTCAAAGGATTTGGTCATTTTTTTATGGGGAGTGTAATGTGAAAAAAATATTTATACGTTTGAGTTTCTTTGCTAATAAGGAAATGAAAAA